AGCTGAAGCGCTGCTTCTCATTGGTCAGGATGACCCACGGTTTCTTCTGAGTGGCCAGATTGACGGAGATCGTCATTTCGAGATCCGCCAGGCGGGCCGCGTAGAAGGTAATGATCTCCATGGTCGGCGACATCATCGCGTTGTTTCGGATCAGGACCATATCTCGACTTTTGAAGTCTTGACTGAATAGCCCGTTGGCCGAGTAACACTTATAAGCGATCGGCTCGCCGTAGATGTCCACCATGCCGACAGCCGTGACACGTGTCGCGATGAAACCAAGACCGGGAGCCTCAATGAAGGCCGCTGCGCCGGATTGCGCCAGGCTGGCCTCAATGAAGCGGGCATTGACCGAAGCCGGAAGCCCTTCCCACTCAAACATCGTGAGGGCCAGATTGCCTAAGTGATTGTAATACAGCTGGAAGGCGGCCTGGTTATTATAGAGCGACTTGTTGAAGACGCTTGTCGATTCTTTTTGTCCCATAGGGCCTCCTTAATGATTGTTCTGGCTGTAATCCATGAATTTGGTCGGGTCGTGCCAGAACGTGATGCCCGCCTCATAAAATTTCTTGAGTTTGATCATATCGTTGGAAGGAATGTCACCTGTGATGTTGGCATCGACCAGTTGGACGTAATTCCAGTACGGACGGCCCGAGGTGTTGGGGACTTTGAGATCCGCGACTTTATAGCCGAATTGCTCAAAGTAGTTATCGATCCGTCGCATGTCTTCCAGATTGATGTGAACGTGATAGAAAACAAAGTTCATGATGCCATGGACTGCGCGGGCCACGGCTGAGGATGACGCTCCTTTAGATGCCGGGGGAAGGACTTGTTTCTCAAGCGCTCCGCCGATGATCTGGGCCACGCCCAGGGCGCCTCCGACAATCGCGACAGGGTTGGCTGTTACGACGCCTATTCCAAGACCGATGCCTGCCCCGACAACGCCTAAGCCCATGCCGACCATATTCTGGGCCAGCCAGTTCTTATAAACGTCTGAGCTCCAAGCGCAAAGTGGATAGCCGGCCAGGGTAACTGTTTCCGCGTAATTGGGATCCGATGAGATGCCCCTGTAATTCTCAGGCGCGCAGATCAGGGATGCGTTGGGATTGATGTCTCCTTTGATCAGAAACAAAGTCGAAGCGGAAGTCGTCATCCATTCATAGCGATAATTGACTTCGGACCCCATGTTGTTGGTGATCATCATGTAGGAGTAAGGATAAGTGAAGCACTTTTTGTTTTTGGGGTAGAAGATGTCTGAAGCGAAAGCATCGCGGAAGGAATTCCGTCCGCTGGCCCCGTCCCAGATCGGGATCGAGACCGTTTTATTGATTGATAGCGCTACGTTGGCAGCCAGGCGGGTGCCATTAGCCAGAGGAGCTCCCGGGATCATGGCCCTTGGGGCCATATTGATCGCGATGACGGCGGTTGATTTACCAGCCGTATCTAAGGCATTGAGCATTGTAGATAAGGCCAGAGCGCCGGCGGTGTCCGCATTGTAATAATAGTGGGCATAGGATGAGTAGATGCCATCCTGGAGCGTTCCGACGATTTTAGCCCAGGGCGTCGCATTTTCTACGTTCATGGTGACCAAGATACATAAGGTCGCCAGACCGGCGTCTGCTTCATACTGGGTCAGCGGATCGTTGTAAGCCAGGTTCTCCGGGGTCGTATAAGCGCCGAAGGTGTCCGTCGTCACATGCTCACGGACCACGAAGGACTTGAGCACGCTCACGTCGAAGGCCCAAGTCTGGTAGACGTCGGTCTCGATGTAAGCCAGGGTCACTTCCGGGCTGGCGTATTCCAGTTTGTTGATAAAGGCATAAAACCATCGATCCTCAAAATTCTTATTCTGATACATGACGTAGTTCACGGTGTCCAGTTCGTCCATCGTGGCCGGGACCCTGATGAGGGAATCCCGGCGTTGATAGGTAAGGTTATCTTTCGTAAATACGACTTTGCCCAGGAAGTAAGCCTCCTGGGCAGCCTTAGAGGCGAACCGGATCACGTGTTGGTTTCTGGCGTCAAAGGGGACAGAGCAGAAGTGGATCGTGGTATCCGGGGTGAAAGCCATGATTAAGCCACGGTCGCGATGGTGAAGGCAGCAGCCGGGACTTCGCCGTTAGCGATCGCAGCCGCTTTCGGTTTCATCGTGACGGATCCGGCAACAGCAGCCGCGGAGTTCTTCGTGGTGACGGTGACGGTCTTCTTGTCAGCTGAGATGACGATGCTTTGAACCACGACTTTCGTCCCGGCTTCGCCGGTGATGTCCCAGTTGGACAAGACGCTGGCGGCCGAAGTAAACAGGCTTCCCGAGATGTCCAAGTTGATCGTGTGCTCAGTGTTGAGCGCTTCGCCGATCGCGATCGCCAGGGCGGTACCGCTCAAGGTAGTCGCGAGGTTGACGATGAAGGCCACGGCATTGGCAAACAAGCTATGGGAGTAAGTCTGCCAGTGATTCCAGAAATAATTCCAGTACATGCCTTTAGGGTTATAGAATTCGCCCATTTCGGTCAAGTTGTCATAGATCTGGAACCAAGCCTTGTCGGCCAGGATGGCATAGATCTCATCTTCGGTGTCGGGATCGGTCCCGGAATCTTCGCCGAAGGAATCGACTTCCAGCATCATCTGTTTGAGTTCGACCTTGCCGAGATTGAACGCGGTGGCCAGAACGTCGATGTTGATGGTGGAAGCAATGTCAGAACGGATGATCAGGACCTGATCTTCGGAAGGGGTCCAAGTGATGACGGGATCCGTGGACGTGTCGCCTGCCGGCTTGTTGGCCAGATAGACATTGAAGTTGGAGCCCGGGAAGGTCATCAGCTTTGAGGTCGATTGAACGACTTTGACGAATTCTTTGGCGGTCGCTTCCGAGGTGATCGGAGTGACGTCGATCGTCTTGATCTTGTTTTCCAAGACGGCTTGACGCATTAGACGTTTCATCAGGATGAATTCGTCATAGGAGTCGCCGGAATATAAGGTGTTGGCGATGGAATTGATCAGCTGTTCGAGGGCTGCGAATGAAGTGAAAGCGGACTTGAGCGCCTGGCGGGTGACGGTGACCGTGTACTGGTCCTGTCTGTTCAAGCGGTGATAGATGACTTTGGTATCGGAGACGCTCTTAGTGAGCAGCGTTTCGCCGATGGTTCCGGTAAACGTTGTGGCTTTGGCCGGATTGGTATAAATTTCTTCAATGTCGTAACCCAGAGGCACACCTCCGCGTTTCAAGATCGCCAGCGGGTTGGCTGCGGTCTTGTTGTGAACGATCGTCATTGCGATCTTATTCACCAACAGAGACAAGAATTCATTTTGGACCGGCAAGTAGGTAACGATCGGGTCGCCTACAGCGGTCAGGTTGGCATCGGTCGCCGCGGGAACGCGGGCCGCATACTCCGCGGACGCATTGTCGCGGATGGTGTTAAGCAGATCTGTGAAGCTCATTTCTTAAGTCTTCCTTTCTCGTCGAACAGACTATTGAAGTCTCGACGCTTGCCCTCATCGTCATCCTTTGGGGGCGGGGGCGTTTCAGGATTGCCGCCGATCTTCAGGAACAGATTCATGTTTTGCTCCTTGAGGCGGTCATTAGCTTCCTTGACGCGTTGTAATTCCTGCTGTGCTGTGGTCAGGTCTGTGGTGACCTTCCCGTAATCGTCCGCGATCTCCGTCAGCAGTTCGGAGACTTTGCCTTCATCACTCAGCGAACCGCGGATCTGATGAACGATTGAGAGGTGTTTTTCTTTGTCCATGGTTCCTTTCCTCTACTTAAAGATCAGTTCTTTGATCGCGTTGAGAAACATGGCCACGACGGAGAGGATGAACCATTTTTGGTTGCTCTCCAGGGCTTTGACCCGGCGATCAAGATTAAGATGCTTTTCCTCATCCAGGGCATCTTTCCCTTTACTGTCTGACTGAAGCGTTGCGAGCATGAGAGACTGGTCATTGACCTTTTCGGTCAGCTCGCGCAAGAGCTTGTTTGATTCCTTGACTAAGTCAAAGATCATAGGCTGGTCTCCCGAATACTCCTGAGGATTGGGCGTCATAGGGAGACCACCCGCACGCTCAATTTCCCGTCGCTGAGGGTTGAGTCGATTTGCTGTTTGACTTCCGTGATCGCCAGGAAGTCGATGGCGGCATACGCGATGCCATCATTGACGATGATCTTAGCCCACTGATGGCC